GAGAGGAGCAAGCCACGCAGTGCAACGACACCTGTGTCGAAAAGACACAAGTTGTCCGGGGCTTTCCCGGACTATCCAAAGGAGCTCTCTATCGCTTTCCAAGCAAACCCGACGACTCGAAAGAGAACGGAAACGTTCGCGTTTCCGCCATCTCGAAGTTTCTATTCGCGGTATTTCCTTTCATTAGGAACTACTCGCTATTATAGAAACGATGGGCCGTCGGTAAGCAAGGAAGGGACACAGATCACTGTGTCGAGTGGGCATCCTTTTCGTTCCCGTTCTAAGGGTAACGTTGAGGACCTAGGCGGTGACTTCTATACGACCCGTCAGTACATCACTACCCCCCGTAAGGGAGGGCTGATTAATTTCAGCGATGTACCTGGTGGTAATATAGCAGGTGACCCTATAAAGTGGTCCTATAAAGGACCTCTTTTGTCTAGGAACCCGAGTACTCAAGGCTTCCCCGATAATATCGCTAGCAGCAATGCTGCTCTTGATACCAAAGGGGCAACCGCGATTGCTCGGTGTAAACCCACAAATTCAGCCGCTAATCTGGGGGTCTTCCTGGGAGAACTGAAGAAGGATGGCTTGCCATCTCTCTTAGGTTCAAGAACCTGGAAGTCCCGTACTCTATCCAGCAAGAATGCTGGAGACGAGTACCTGAATATTCAATTTGGGTGGAAACCCTTAGCGAACGACGTTAAGAAATTCGTTCGCGCCATCGGTAAAGCTCATAAGCTAATTCAGCAATATGAGCGTGACGCTGGTCGGGTAGTACGCCGCAAATATGAATTTCCGATAGAATATTCCAGGACGGAGACAAAGACTCTAAATCGCTCGCCATTCATGGCGAGTTATCCGGATTCTTTGTTTTCCGATTCCTGGTATACTGGTACCTTAGTTACCACAACGGAAACATGGAGACGAACCTGGTTTTCAGGTGCATTCACATATTTTCTTCCAACCGGATATGACAGCCGGAAGGAATTAGATAGGCTTGCGCTCTTGGCCAATGAAATTTCTGGCCTCGACCTTTCGCCTTCTCTGTTGTGGGAATTGGCACCATGGAGCTGGGCCGCCGATTGGTTTGGAAACATCGGGGATGTTCTTTCGAACGTTTCCGATGCAGCCAATCAAGGTCTGATTATGCGGTATGGTTATATTATGGAACATTCCATAAATAAAGTAACCTACCGGTGGATCGGAGCTCCCCCCCTCAAGGGGGTGCCTGATCTACCTTCACCTCTTACTTATGTCACTGAGACTAAGCAAAGGCGTGGAGCAAATCCTTTTGGATTTGGTTTGAGTTGGTCCGGCTTGTCACCGTACCAACTCTCCATAGCTGCAGCGTTAGGTTTATCCCGACGCTGAAGCTAGTTATCGCACTAGCGTAAAACACCAGTGTGTCTGACGAAAGTCAGATCGCTGATAACAAGGAGTGTGCTTATGGCATTCACAGACCCGCAGTCCGTCACTATCTCCGCTGTAACGACCCCTCTGCCCCGTGTTTCCACGGGAAAGAACGAGTCCTCTTACAAGAGTGCGGACGGACTTATTGAGCTCGCGGCTGGTTCCACTTATGGTAAGCGGAACCGACGCGTGCTTCGGCTCAACCATTCGAAGATCGCTACGGATTTGTACTCCGCGGAGAACGTACTCTACTCGATGAGTAACTACATCGTGTTTGATGTGCCTCCGTGGGGTTACACAAATGCCGAAGCGCTTGCAGTTTACACTGGCTTTAAGGCCGCGTTCACTGCATCGTCCGATGGCCTCATCACCAAGCTTCTCGGTGGTGAGTCATAGGTGGCAGAAGGAGAGACTTCCAACCAACTTCCCAACAGGGAAATTGATCAAGAGTCTTTCTACAGCAATCCTCTTACTGAGGTTGCTGCGTTTATTGAGGGACTATTTTGGACCGTAAGTCTTATTGCGATCCTGGTAGGCCTCAGTATTCTTCTGTCAATGGTTGGAATGGCAGTATACGTCCTAGTGAATTACGGCTAGGCGTAGCCATTCTGTGACCCTGTCAATAAGCTAGCAGTGCCGACCCCCGATTAGGAGGCAGCATGAAAAGGCTATTGACACTCTGGATAAGTCTGGCTCAGGAAGAGTCAGACTACTGTTGCACAAGCGCCACCAAGGACATTAAAACTGTCCTAGGTAGGGCCGAACATGAAGGGTTGTCGTTTCTCACGATAACCCTGGCGGACTTCGGTAAGAGCTTCGAAAGAAGCCTCGACCGCGGTCACGTCGCTCTCTCCTCTTTCTCTTCTTGGAAGAGCAAGGGAGGTCTCCCCGTCTTTCTAAGGGGTTTCCTAGAGCAGGTGTTCGACCCGAGTAATGGCGTGTTGTTGGAGAATCCATCGATAGACTCGATCCGAGCTATTAGGCAACTTACGTTGCTTTTTAGCAAGGTTGAGCTACCTTGCACCCCTGCAAGGGATGCTCAGGCATTCGATGATTATATCCAATGTGAGAAGGATGTCAGAGAGGCAGATGCGCGCAGACTCCCCATTGATTTGGAGGATTTCGTACGCGTGTCTGACTTGCTTTTCGGAAAATTGTTCGAACAAGTGGATAGTGATATCCGCGAGTTCGAAGTCATTCCGAGGCACGGTCCAGGGGCAACAGCCGATCGTCTCATGGGTAATGAGAAGTTCGGCCAAACCCAGTGGACTGCTCGACTTCAAGAGGTATTTCCAACGTGGAAATATCTCATCCCAAATGATCGTTTCAATGATCATTTGAGCGAAGTTGACATCCTCGAACCTGGTTCGGAGATCCCTGTTGAAGTGATCACCGTACCTAAGACGCAAAAGACACCCCGTATTATCGCTAAAGAACCGACTGCAATGCAGTATATGCAACAGTCGATTCGGACGCGGTTCTACGATCTCGTCCGGAGGGATAACCTCCTTCGGAAGATGATCGGATTCGAGGACCAAGAGCC